CTTCGTGCCATACTGATTGATAATAAGGCCTTCAGTACCCTCAGTGTTACGCATCATTTCGACATACTTGCGTAGACTGTTCTCTGAAAACTTGAGGCTGTATTTGTCAAGATTCCAAATGTATTTAACAAAATCACTAAACAAAGGATGGAATTTGCAATTTTCTAAGATTGAAATGGTCCTAATGGAGAAGAAGTCTTTACCATCTAATCCATCATCCAGGAAGTCAGTGAACCTCTCTAAGTTCATTATTCTATTTAAAGCTCTGTATGTAGAATAAATCCCACCAAGTTTACCTTTATCTATATAATCAATATGATAAAGACGTTGCAGGAATACGATGAAATTCGCTGCAATATATGTTTTGTCCCTGTTAACTTCAAGACCTTCACGTTCGAAACTAGCTAAATATGTTTCAACTTCGGGCATGCCTGCCAGTCGAGCTGCCGAATCGTCACCGTGAAATTGACTTGAATCACCACCTAGCGTAATCAGGCCAGTATTTTCTGCAATGGTGGCTTGAATAACAGAACCAGCTTCATTGGTATCAGCTGACCCACTTGGTAGACCGTGTGGACCTTGCTTTAATCCATCAGGTGTAATCATTGGGAGATTAACTCTACGACTACCAATTTCTAATATAGTATCACAGTACTGTGGCTGAAATACCCTACATTTATACTCATCATATAGAATTTGCAGGTTAGGACCTAGCGATCTATCATAAGCGCTGAAATCTAGCGACACAAGTAGTTCACCTCGAGATACAGCTTGAATAACCATAGCTGTGATTACTTCATCTACTGCGTCAGGGCCTAATAAAGCAGTTCTCCAAGATATCTTCTTTTGATAATCCAAGAAAGGGTAAAAGTACTTACCTTCGTAAACGATATTAGCAATTGCTACACCCCATACGATACGAGTCTTTAGCATCTCTTGTGTTCTGACAAACGGAACAGCAGCATATTCTTTGAGCCACTCACTCTCTAAAAATGCTTCATCTAAGAATTTATCCTTTACTTTACCTTTCTTAGTTAAGTATGGAAGCCCGGAGTTTGTATCACTCTTAATGGTGCTAATAACTCTCTTAACATCCCATGGTCTTAATCTAGAATTTGAAGGTATTTCAAGCTGCTTTAGGTTACTATCAGGATTCTGGTTTGACCAGTAGTCGTAGAAGTCTTGCTTGATATCACACCAAGGTTTAGCTTTACTACGACTCCCGAATTTAGCTCTCTCACTCTCCTCGATAGAGTGTAAAGTTTCATTGATTTCAGACTTACGACCGTTGAAAACTTCATCCCAACCGTCAAGAACTTTCGCTTCACCAAGATGTTCCAAAATAGGATTTGAAATATTTGGAGAGTCCAAGCTACCTTGAATAAGCCTACTAAGTATGCGGGATAGTTCAGACACCTCTGTAACGTTTAAATTAAACATAGTTGAAGCATCTTGAAGTGTGCGGCTTAACTTAATCATAGGAAACTCATTTAATTAAGCTTCTTCAGAGTCTACTTCTGATTTCAGTCTTTTCTTACCTTTACCTTTACGAGAAGGCTTTGATTTAGAAGATCTGAAATTGCGTTTTGAAGGAGATTTAGCTAAAGAAGAATCAAGGTCAAACATCTTACTTAACCACTCAATTGTAGTTTGAGACATAGCTTGAATGCTATTTCCTAAAAGACAATAAGTACCAAAAGGTTCTTGATAATAAGTAGTTTGTCCCGCAAGATAGTTTACATAAGGCTGTCGAAGCGAAGTACCACTGTAACCAGTAGTTACATCAGTAGATGTATTCGAAGGTATCCATTGTAAACCATTTGTAGGAGTAAGAGCGAAAGTATATCTATTAGTCTCACGAAGAGATTCATTTAGAGTATAAATGCTCATGTAAGGGTTCATTGTTCCAGACCATTCTAGGTTGTTACTAGCATCACATATACTACAAGAGGCTTGAATATCTCCAATCTCTGAAGGTTCAAATTCTTGAGTAATGGCGAATTTCACTTCTGCACTTGTACTACCTACAAAAGGCATAAAGTGAGTAGGGCCGGGATTATTAACATATTCAGTTTGAACACCTGGACTATTAATGAAACGAGCTATAAACTTCTCAGAATATTCAGGGAATGTCTGAGTAGCGTGAACAGTAGTTGCGACCCAACTAGGAAAGACTCTTGCCATCATATCAACGGATTGCTTTAGACCTGAAGCAGTGTTCAGTTCACCTAAGCGATTGATTAGACCTCCAAGGTCAATATTCATTGTGTCAAACTGAGCGAAATTAGTATTAGTTGCAATCAAAGGAAAAGGAGTGAAACCAATAGTATTTGAACAGTCACTATTGTTATTTGTCTTATAAACAGCATACATTTGTGCGCATTCCGCAATCATAGCCGGAGGGATTGGGAGAGCGTCTAGTCTCTGTTTAAGTATTGATAAATACTGAACGTCTTCGACGTTGAACATCTGTCTTAGTCTATTTCTAGAGATATCTCTCTGACCTGGACCTTGTAAGACGGAATAAGTATTTACTAAGAAGAAAAATTTTGATAATGCTTCAAGCAATAGATTAAAATACGCATTAACGTTAACTAATGAGAAATTAACATTTGCTTGAATGTTGAAACCAACCGAAGCTTGCGCTCTAAGTTGTAAGTTGGGAACATAGACTTCTTTCCAGTATTCAGCACAGAATCCATTAGATGCAGGGACACGAAGTTGTACACAAGCGAGATCTGCAGTGTATTGGATATCATCTGAATTTCCAAG